CATCTTATCAAGATTGATCTTTTCTTGAGCTTGTTGTGCAGATACAAAATCATCTTTTGCTCTGATGTCCAATTCTCTTGCTTTTAACTTAGCAATAGGGTCATTTCCATATTCACCCATTAATTCCTGTTCTTCTTTAGCAAAATCTTCAAACATTTCTGCAATTAAAACTGCTTTTCTAGATTCTATTTGCATATTTAGAGCCATCATCTGTTGTTGAACCTGTGGATCTTGTGCCATTGCAGGATTTGCTTGCATTTGTTGTTGCATTTGCTGCATCATTACAATTTGATCTTTAAATTCTACTTCAACTTGCTCTAATGCCATCAAACTTATGTGTTCAAAAATATTTTTTTGCATTGAAGCGGTTACCATGGGGTTTCCTCTAGCCATCGAAGACGACATAAAGTTCATATGGGCTGTTATGTGAGCTCTATGGTCTTGTCCCTTAAACGCTTGGAAGGGTTGTCCACCTAAAGCTTGAATAGCTTCAATACTAGGATCCATTGGCATAGGTTTTGGAACTGGTTTTAAAACCATATCAATATTTTTTACACCTAATGCTTCATACATTGCACGATAAGCATTATATAAATTATGCATTTGTGGATTCGATTGTGCTAACTGTAATTCCGCTTGAGCAATTGAAATTCTTTGCGTTTGAGAAAATATATTCGGATCTGCAACAGGTAGAATATCTACCTTGTCATCAAAGTCTTGTTGTTTAATAGTTCTTTGACCACCTACCACATCGTAAGGATACTCTTGTGGTAAATATGTTTTAAATACTCGAGCAAGCATTTTAAACTCATTCTTAAGACTCACATAAATTCTTTTGTGAATCGCAGACATTGTTCTGCTTCCTCTTTCCAACAGCGCTACGGTCGTACCCACTGCCGCTTGTTGGTTCCCATCGCCTACTTGCAAGTCTGCTATTGAAGCGAAACGTTGACCTGCTGATACTACGACCCCCATTAGTTGTAACAAAGTTTGTGAAGGCTCTTTAAATGGTAATGCCATAAAAGCATCTTTAATATTTCCACCTGGAGCATCCACATCTCTAAATTCACCTGGAGTAATAGATTGCGCATCATCTCTAATTCTAATTCCACGCATCTTAAATCCTGCTGGTAAATTAGATAATGTTCCAGCATCTAGTAATGATCTTAAAGCTGCAGTCGCAGTTCTTGATAGTCCACCAATCATGTGTATTAAACCAAAACCATAAAATCCTAGTCCTGGTAAAAATTTAAAATGTACAAAGTAAGAAATTTTCTTTTTTAAAGGATCATTTATTTCATAGTTTCTTCTAATCGATAATACTTCACGTGAAGCTTCTTCAATTGTTACAATGTAAGGTAATTTAATTCCAGTAGGTTGACCATCTTGTCCTCGGTCCTCGAATCCTTCTAAATCTAAATCGACATGAAATTCTAAAATATTATATAAATCTTCATCATGAGTTTTTTGTATACCTTCAAGCTCTCTTTCTTTTCTCTCTAAATCTGATTCTGTGTCTCCTGGTTGTCCGAGTTCCACGTCTCTGTAAAAACCATTTACTTGTTGTTTTCTTAAATCATTCTCTTTGGTTTTAATTACATGGATCACGGCCGTTGCATCTTCTAAAGAGGTTGCAGAATAAGGTACTACTAAATCTTCTGCGGGAACAAATTTAGATACTGCTCTGCCTAAAAGATCATCGTAGTAGACTTTCTTAAAAGCAGATCCAGCAAGAGGGAGGTAGAATAATAATTGATCAAACTCAGGTTCGTATTCTTTCATTTGATCCATTAATTGATAGTTCATAAAATCTTTAACTCTTTTAGATTGCATTTCTTTTTCAGCAGAAGGTGCACCCATAATCTGAGTTCTGATAGGTCCGTCAGCTGGAAGTAATTCTTTGTAAGCTAACGCTTGAAATTGTGTAACCGCTTCTGCAAGAACTGGGTGAGTTGCACCTGCAGCTCCATTGAAAGGTTCTGTTCTGTCTTCATATTTAAATCCTAAAAGATCTAATCCAGTTATGTAACTGTGTTCCCATTCTTTACGAGACTCTTTGTAATCAGTATAATTAGAATTTAATTCTGAACCTAGAGGACCTAATATTTCCTCTGGTAATAACTCAGCTAAATTGTCAAAGTGGTTTTCACTCTGTGCTTGGTTAAATGCTCCAGGTTCAAAATCAATCTCTACACCGCCATCTTCAGTGGGAGTAATTTCTGCGTCACCAGCGTCTGGTATTGATTCTGTAATCTCTTCTTGGACCTCAACTTGTTCCTCGGGCCCTGCTATTTCAACTGTTTTTCTTATTTCGGTTAATGCTTTGTCTATGTCTGCCATTTATATTCTCCAATTTATCTTGTATAGTTGGTTTTGTTTGATTAATCAAGGGCTCAGGTCCTCGAACCGGGGGTATTTGATCCCATTTTACGTAGGGCATGTTCTTAGTAAGAGTTGGATTTTTTTTCATTACCAATAAAATTTCTTTTTTCGTTTGGGTTTTTGTTCTTCTTTGTAGTCTTCAGGGTGATCTATAAATCCGCCTTGTCTGTATCTTAACAGAGCCTGAGTCGTGGAGTCAACTAAATCATCATGATCTCCATAAGGAAACGATGCACATTCTTCAACAACCTCTTGAGCAAATTCTTCATCTAAAGGAGCCCAAATTTGTCCAGCTTCAAAAAGTGGAGATACTGCATTAACTCTTGCAATTTTATCTTGACCTTTACTAGGTGTAAAATTCATTGCAGGAATTCCCATAGCTCTTAACTCATACATCAAAGGAAGTCCGGATGCCTTTGCTTCAATAATAACTGTTTCAGGATTCCAATATCTATATTGCTCAAGTGCTACACGACGAAGCTCTGGAAACTCTAAACGTTCTTTAAACGCATCTAATAATATTAATTGACGGGGTGAATCTTCATTAGGACGAAAGACTCCCCAAGTAGTAATTGCACTGTAGTCAGCAGTTTCTTTTTTTAAGTAAGCTGTATCATAACTTTGAATAGTATGTTCGATACGAGGCATATCTTTATGTTCCCAATTTTTCCACCACTCCCTTTTAATGAGAGCTCCTTCTTCCGAAGTTGGGTTCTGCATGTATTGCGCGTTCCATTTTGCAAGACCTGCTGATGCTTTAACAGAATTTAAATCTTCAATTTTCCAATACTCAGGCCACACAGGTTCTCCACTAGGTAAGACTGCAGGGAACTCTACAACTTCCCATTGATCCGCGTTCTCGTTGCTTTGTGCATTAATTAATTTTTGTGTTAAATCTTTTGTTGACCATCTAGTCATAACCAAAACAATACGACCTCCTGGTTGAAGTCTTTGTCTAGGTCCACTGGTATACCACTCCCATGCATTATCAAATGCAGAAGGTGAGTTTACATCTTGCTCTGAATGGGGATCATCTATAATTAATAAATCTGCACCTCTACCGGTTACCGCACCTTGGACACCTACTGCAAAGTATTCACCCCCGTCGGATGTATTCCAACGTCCTGCAGCTTTAGAGTCTTCTTGGAGTCTTGTTTTAAAAATTTGTTGATAATCTTCTGAGTCAATTAAATGTTTTGCTTTACGGCCAAAGTTTACTGCAAGCTCCGCTGTGTGAGTTGCTTGAATAATTTTTAATTTTGGGTTCTGTCCGATCATCCATGCAGGAAGAAAGAACGACGCAAATTCAGATTTAGTATGCCTAGGTGGCATGTTTATAATTAGACGGGTCAATTCTCCGGAAGCCAATCTATTAAATTTGTCTGCTATGGTTTGATGATGGGACCCCTCTATAAAATCTGGCCACATCTTTTTTACAAAAGATAAAAAATTAGTTCTAACTTGTTTAAGTTCTTTTCTGTTATGACGTTCTATAATCTGTATTTTGAGCTTCCTTCGCTCAATAGGATCTTCAATTTTATTAATATCTTTAACAGTTAGCATACATTTAAATATGGGTGGTAAAGTATTATAGCCGGAAAGCTGAGTAAATCAAACTATATAGGGTAGGTCTGGGACCCCTATAATTTTAAGGGTGAATCATATAAACGCAAACAGTTCGAGTTCTGATATAGTTCCTTTAGGGTCCCCTTTGGGTGGGTCCCGCCCACATGCTCTTCTCTAAATACAACCTGAAGAGGTATGCGGTTCTTGCATAGGATAATGTAGGATAGGCCATGCAAATACTGCATGGCCATGTTCCTTAACGAACTCTATTGAACCTTGCCAATCTTTCTCTCTACTCTTCGTTCCATGTTATCCAATTGATTAACCATGAACCGTCTTCTAGTATTCAGATTTCTGATACCTCGGTTCGTGATCTCAATCTTCAATCCCAAATGTGCTTTGAACAAAGTTATGATTTGTTCATCACTTGGATCAGATGTAAAGTAAGGTTTGCCATAACTGAAATCCATAAATCTTACTCTGAATAAAAGTTCTGGGATTGTCTTCTCAGTGATCTCACTGATACCTGTTCCCATTAACATCCAACCAAGAGTATCAGCTTGATCTCTTTCATCTGTACTGAAAGTTTTCTCGTTGTATTTATTCATCGTGTTGTAGTGTACTATTAGTGACATATTATTCCTTTCGTTAAGTTAAGCTCATTATGCACAGCCATCCTATAATGTCCAGTAACTATGTGTCCATAAT